GTTGAATGTTTTGATGACTTTCATAGATGGTTATACAAAGAAGCTTTTACTCAAGGAGGCATCGACAACGATGACCTCAGAGCTACGCATGAACGCATGCTTATGACTATTTCCCAGCGAAATACAAGTGAAATCTATAGAAGTATGGATTTGATGAAACAAGTAGTTGAAGACTACCGATTTCTCACTAAAAAACTTTCTACTTTTTCCCCGAGTGGAAAAACTGCCCAACAGTTCCATCTTTCAGTTTCAAAACAACTGCGAGATTGGAAAGAAGTTTATGATACTTGTATTTACAATATAGAGATTTCCGCTAAACAATTGGCTCGCCCTGAACCACTTTGTGTTTATCTATATGGTAAAGCTGGCAAAGGTAAAACCTTTACTGCTCCGATTATTGCGAATTGCGTTTCCCAGATGTTAAGAAAAGAACCCCTTTCTGAACATGAACGTTATTCTCGTAATCCAATTGAAGAGTTCTGGTCTGGCTATCATGGCCAGTATTGCTGTTCTTATGAAGAATGGCTCCAGGAAACTGAATCTACTGATCGACAACGACAATGTTGTGAATTGATCAAGATGATTTCCACTGATGCTTATATGCTACCAATGGCAATTGCCCAAGAGAAAGGAAAGTCCTATTTTGATTCCTCTCTTGTTGTTATCACTGGTAATGAATCTGCACGCCCTAAAGTTCCGATTACATGTGCTCTTGCACTTTATCGTCGAATGTTTGCAATTCAAATTATTGAATCAAAAAGAATACTCCCGTTGAGTATTCTGTAGCAGATTTAGATAATTGTTACAAGTTCCTAGTTAGTTATTATAACTGGGAAAACCAAGTTGACTATATTAAGCGTACTTGCTCTTTTAGTCAGTTATTGAGTCTCTTAAATGAGAAACATATCTATAATCAGAAAGCCTCCACTTTGGCTAAAAAAACTCATTGGACCAGTCGTTGCCTCGAATGACATTGGTGTATTGTCCCAAAATACATCTAATGTTGAGACTGTGACTGAGTTTGATGATGAAGTTGAAGTTATTCGTCCTGACAAGCCCTTATTTGATGAGAGCTTTGTTAATGGTTCTAAGAAAATTCAACAAGAAGTCAAACCCGTTTGGAAAATCAAACCAAA